ACCTGTAATAGCTCCAGCAATAGAGTTTACTAGCTGTTCAACAACAAGTATTCTATATAGCTGTTGTATGATGTCAGTAGCCATAGATCTGAAGGCGTCTTTAGCTGATGTAGTTCCATCTACCATAGTCATAAACATGTCACCAAAGGAGCTAGAAACACTGTCAGCTATAGCCACTTGTTGTTTCTGTACGTCAGTCAGTTCTCTTGTAAGTTCTATCTCTTTTTGTAGGGCCTTATTCTTCTTTTCTGGGTATATAATAGTTTCACCACCCATACCCATTAATGCAATATCTATATCATTTGGAATAATAGAACCTCGACCACCACCAGCACCACGACCCTTAGTCAACTGTGTTCTCTTGTGAATTATTGTGGTAAGTTCGCCACTTATACCAGCCATAATAGCTAGTTCTTGTTCAGCCATTAAACGACCCTTATCAGCGGCAGCTAGGGATTCATTTCTAAGTTTGTTCTGGTTTTCTATAGCAGCGACTTTTTGCTCTTCCATTTGAAGTAAAGCATCTTCTGCCGCTTTAAGGCCCTCAGCAGTACCCGCAATGTCATTATAAAACGCTAATTCTCTCTCTTTAAAATCAAGAGCGTCTTTGTACCCTTTTAGTAGATCTTCTTGCTCTGCTATTTGATCTCCAAGCGCATCTAATTGTTGTTCAGCACCTTGTATTTGTAGCTTGAGAATACCTTGTAAGGCGGCATTGGTTTCCTTATTAAGCTGCTTTTGAATATTATCTATTTTATTTATAGTTTGTATTATTTGAGACTCTAGTTTAATAATGTTATCTAGTATTATCTTCTCGGTGAGAGTTGCAACTCCAGTTGCTAAAAGAGAAATCTCATCTCTAGCCGCCTTAGTCTCTTTCTTAAGTTTGTTCATTGCCTCTTGCAAGACATCAATAGATTTACCTGTCTTTTCAGTGGCCTCTTTACTTCTTAGCCACGCCGCACCAAAAGCTGTAACTAGGGGAATAATAATACCAAGGCTTGCTGACAATCCGATAGCAGCAGCAGTTGTTATTCCAAGCTGTCTAGCTACAAGAGGTAAGACACCAACTAACTGAGATGCCTGTTGACCGAAAGCTACAAAGACATTGGTTCCAGATTGAACTTGTACTATAAAGTCACTTACTTGATAACCAGCTTGTTGAGTAACAACACCCATTCTATTACTAGCTTTAGTAGCTGCCATTTGAGTTTGCTCAAAGGCTTTAGTAGAAGCAGTGGCTCTCTTTATAGCAGTGTCTACCTGTTGTATACCTTTAGAGTACTGTTGAGCAGTTATTTTACCCTTATTAAAGGCTTTATCAAGTTTACCATAGCCCTTTTCTAACCTAGCTACACGATCAATACCTTTCAAGACTGAAGTATCGTCTACTTCAATACTTACGTTAATATCCGCTAAGTCAGCCATTCATTGTACCCATAAAGACTACATCAACACGTTTTATTGCTTCTATTTCCCAAGAAGACAATGGTGTATCTGTAAGCTCCTTCCATGTTTTTATTTCTTGATAACTTATAGGGTTTGGTCCTGAGAAACCCATCGTTCTACTTGCGTTTAATACGATAAAGGCAGACCAAACATGAGACATAAGCAATGGGAAGTCGGGGCCATCTAATGCTTTTGGTCTGTGTCCAGTCTGCCTTTCTACTTGTTCTAAGTGTTCACGTTCTGATGTGCCTGACTTATCTGGTCTACTTATAGAGAACTCATGCTCTGCATAGTCAACCAGTTCTTCAATCAGGCCTTCGTAAAATCCAGAGAGTTAGCTACTGCTTCCTCAATCTGATCTCTTATCCAGAATACTTCAGCGTAAATCTCTTTGGCCTTAGTGATAGAGAACTTAGGTTTAGAGCCACCATAAGTAATCTTCCAGCCTTTAGTAGTTTTGGCAAGTAAGTCTAAAGTAGCGTCCTCTAGGTCTTCTGCTGTAATCTCTACCTTCTTCTTATTCTGTGCTTGCTTCAGACGCTTATTGGTTTGCTCATGTACAGCAGCCTTGTACTCTTTGGAGTGTGGTGCATATACAGTGATAACCATTGGTGTATCGTCATCATTAGTCAAGATATCAAAGTTAGTAGGATGTACAATAGTGACATCTACAGTGTCGCTGGTCGGGGTTAAATCTAGTAAGTCCATGTCGAGTTTCCTTATTGTCGGGGTTAAAAGTTGTCGGGTTAGTAATTTGTAGTAGCACCGCTACGCAGTGAAACTAAAGGGGAAGCATCAGACCCGACACCAATGCCTCCCCACCCTAGCTAGGGAACTTATGAAGAGCGAGTAATAACTAAGTTACTTGCATCTGTTGTGTTGTAGAGTGCTACGAATGACATAGAGATAACACGGCTAGTTGGACCATCTACACCTACGTCTGCACTGTTAATCTTAGCTCTTGGAAATGCGAACTTCATAGTATTGCTACCATCACCCACAGTTACCTCAAGCTCAGTTTCAGTCTCATTCAAGAAGCGGTTGATTAGTGATGCATCCTCAAAGTAAGCTGATAGAGTACCTTCGATTTCTGCACGACCAACCTCTAATTGTGGCGCACTATCACTGCCAATAACGAAGGTAGGTGCGAATGAGTTAGTCAGAGTAAAGTCCATACCAGTTACAATAGCTGATGTGGAGGGTGTACCATTGACGTTACCGATAGCTAATGTACCTGAGTAAGCATCGTAGGGGGCATTAGCTGAAGATGCATTCTGTGTTTTCTGAGTAGCACTTATGGTCATGTCCTTACCAACCATACCGTAGGTAGCTGTTACCATCTGGTTAGGGGCTAGAGAGATACCCATAGTAGAAACTGTCATACCTGTGAACAAACGAGCTTGGTCGATGTCAGCAGCGTAGTCTTCGATAGAGAAGAACTTAGGTGCCGTACCTACCTTAAGGACGTTAGCTGACCAAGTAGACAACATAGCTGATTCTAGGAATGCGTCATAGTCAGCATCACGTAAGTCAGCTACAATATCACCAGCAGCTTGACGGTTACCATGACGGTCAACACGAGGCATACGGTCAGCTTGAATGTCAGTACCAGCTACACGATCTTTGCTTAAGTTTAAAGAGTGTGTGCTAAAGGGTAGGTTTGTAAAATTACCAGCGGGAGTTGTACCAAATGTGCTTTCCACAATGTACGATAGGCTGGAACGAGAACCTTGTGCGAAGGCCATGTTGTATTCTCCTAATTGTTATAGACGTACCATCCGATATTAATCGGAACGTAGTACCAAGGCGCATCTAAGAAACCTTGCTGTCTTTCAGCGTAGTCTATAGATACAGTTATTGTTTCATCCCCAGAGTAGGAGATTTTAGTGGTTGCTTCAAAAGCCTCTAAGATAGTGTTAGCTAAGGCATCAGCAGCGGCGGGGCCATTACCTTCTGGGGTGTAGGCAGTTACAACAAACACACCATCGTATCTCTGTTGTGGGTTTAAACCTCTTACAGCGGGTCTACGGAGTGTCGGGAGAAAATTAGTCTGTAGGTAACTTGTACCTGTAGTTGGGCTAAATGATACATTCTCATAAGCTATCCCACTAGGTAAATTAGAGGTATTAGCTAACTTGTTCTCAAGTGCTGCACGTATGTCATTATAGATACTAGCCACGGTTATACTTTCTCTTTAGTTGGGTAAACACAAAGTAGCCATTAGTTCTGGGCCAACCTTCTCCACGTTCAACATCACGGGCATGAGGACTATTGTTACGAAGTTCTATACGTGTAGTATCTAGTAACGAAGGTATTCTTTCTATATCTTGAATAAGATTACTTAGACCCTCATTCATCTTAGCTACAGCGTTTTGATTTCTAGGCTTACCTTTTGAACTTTTACCTCTGGGTCTACCAGCACCTACATTAAATGAGAAAGATGTTACATATGCACCAGTATCTACAGGAACCCTTATTGTACCTAAACCGACAGCATCAACTGCCATATCTGTTAGCTTGCGCTCTACTTGTTGTTCAGCTAGTTGTTTAAGACCATCTATCTTTCTTTGTAGGGAAGGCATGACCTTTAACTGAGTTCTCATTACTCTCTCACATCACACAAGAAACAAAGTTTGACACCATTAGAAAATATAGTAACAACAGAAATAACATTAACTGTGTCACCGTTACCAATAATCTGATCTTCGTCATCGGGTTCTACTTCTAATCCTAAAGCTGGTACTACGCATTTACGGGTGCCTCTACGGATCTCATCTACGTTAGCTATGATACCTTGATCGTAGTTGTAGAAGTAACCGTTGAAGCTGTAGTCGGTTGTAGCGGAACCTGTCACTGTCCCTGTAGTAGGATTGTAGGTTCCTGCTGTAGTCTTCTTCTTTAAAGTAAGGGGTTCCCCAAACTCATCAACCATCTTAAGCAGGTTATAACCTCTTGAGAATGCCATCACCTACCCCTTAACTATAATCGTAGTCATCACCACTGTAACTTGGTGGGTTCTTAAATCTATCTCTACGGAAGGATGGTGGAACACGATCTGTGTTTTGTCTTACATTATCCACCGTGGAAATACTGATGCCACCAGCTACTACACCAATACTAGCTCCAGCCTTCTTACCGTTAAGCTCAAGGTCTAAGGCAAGCTGAGAGTACTGGTTGGCTAGGTCACTGTAGTTAGCACTAAGGGCACCTGAGAGGTTCTGTGTGACCCTACGAGAGTATTGTGCAGCTATTGTTCTAGCAGTCCAAGCACCCGCTTGATATACGTTGTCACTGGTCTGAGCTAGTGCAAAGATTATCTCTTCATTCTGCACTTGTTGGTCGTTAGTGTCGGTGTCTCCTACAAGAAGACGTACAGAGTTTAAACGTCCAGAGACTGTTCCTGTACCTAAATCAGTTGCATCATACGACCAAGCCATTATTTAAGTCTCCATGTGACCATAGTTTCTACGCCAGCTACGAATAAGCCCACGTTGTTTATCAGCTATCTTAGACTTCTTACACTTCTTCTTTTGGAACTCAGCTTCAGAACTTGTCTTAGATTTTACTTTCTCGTTGATACCGTTTACTAGGTTGTGTAGCCCATCGACATCAAGTACCTCTAGTCCGTCACCTACTTTGGTTTCAGCCTCAAGAGTGGCACTGTGTCTTAGTCTACCTTCTCTGTAGAGTATCTTTACTAATTCTTTATCTAGACCTATCTCTTTCCACTTAAGCTCATCACCAGCATTAAATGTGCGGCCTTGTGCTTTCATAGTCAGGGTAACAAAGAGGGGTCTGTCGTATTGCATCGGCTCATTAAGGAACATCGGGTAATCCTTTGATTAGGGGAAAGTGAGGGCCACTACAGCCCCCACCAGAGTAAATACTTACTGTACGATACCGTTTACAAACGCACCCAAGTCAGCGCCTACGATCTTCATGTCGTATGACATTTTAACTTGGATCATCTCAGCAATCTGTTGACGCTTAAGAGCATCGTCTGAGAATGACTCAACAGTAATACCTAAGTTGTTTACACCTTCAAGGTTATTCCAAGCGAAGGTCAAACCAGCGGCTGGTGACATAAGACCAGCATTGTTTGGTGTGTAGCACAACATAGCATGTTTACCACCGATAAACGCATTGCTTTCTGCAACACCTTCAACAGATGAGTTCTTGACAGCTTCCATGACGTAGAAGTTCTCTACCTCAAAGATCTCAGCCAGTTTAGCATCAGTTACCAAAGCTGTGTTGGTTACAGTTGCGCCACCGTTCAAGCGAGCCAAGATGTCTGCGTTGTTTACCAAAGCATCACGTACTTCTTTACCAACAACCATTGTGTTTGGCTTGAAGCCACCTGACTTAAGCTGCATTACACGGCGTAGGTCAGTTACGTTTTGGATTGGTTTAGCAGCAGCATCGTCCCAATACAGGAAGTTAGTTCCTGCTGTTGCACCAGCACCGTCATAGTTGGTTCCCCAGATGTTATCTGAGAAGAAGTTTGTAGCAAACTGCTCTTCACGATGGATCATCAGACGCATCGCCAGAGTTTCAGCACCAGCAGAACGGATCTCTAATGCAGCATCTTCGTTAGCCAAAGTTTGCTCATCAAAGTCCATACCAAGACCATAAACGTCAGCAAAGTAGCTGCTGTTTGAGATGGTCATACCGATACGGTTTACTTCTGTACGTGGAGCTAGTTTCTCTACGTCACCAGTACGGTTCATGTTCGCACGGTCATAGATGTAGTATTTGTCAGATTGTTTCTGAACGCCTACTGTTGGGAATACCTTATCAGCGATAAAGTTTTCTTGTGATTGTGCATAAGCCAGCGTGAGGTTAGTCAGCGGCTGATCTACATGCACTGCGGATGGAGTCAGCAAGGGCATTATTTATTCCTTTCTATGCTGGATTAAGCTACGACGTTACCGCCTTGGATGAGTTCAATAGCCATGATCTGACCATCAACTGCTGCTTCCAAAGCATAACCCATAACAACATCACCGGCTGCGGCGGTAAGTGCGTTACCGTCTGCATCGGCTTGAACGGCTGCACCAGCGGCGATAGTTCCACCAGCTTCTGCCATTACTTTACCTGAGATTGCTACAGTAGCAGCGGCTCCAGCAGTAGGGGCATTCAACAGAATACCAATACAGTTTTCACCAGCAGAGTCTGCAACGTCTACTTGTCCATCACTCTCAAGAGTAACGAACTTAAATTGTTTTGCTGAAAGGTCTTCCCCAGCAACAAAAGACCGTGTATCACGGGACTGCATTACAGCCATGTTTATTCTCCTTTATAGGATTTGTTGATAAGAGCTTTACCTTCATCGGTCTTAGCAACTGCGGCATAAGCTACAGCATATTGGCTCTTCTTGATTTTGTTCTCGTCCATATAAGACTTAACGAGGGCATCTAGCTTGTCTTGTGCAGTAGCGAAGTTGCCATCAGCATCGGACTTACCAAATTCTTCCATAGATTCCGCAAAGACTGCATCTGCACCCTTCAAGGCTTCCATGACACTTTCATCTTCATCAAACTTAGCAATAAGTGATTTAGCTACGTCGATGTTGAAGTTAGGTAGAGCTTCTTCTGCACGTTTAGTCAGTTCAGCATCTGCCTTAGCAACTTCTGCTGCTTCCAAAGCCTTAAGGATAGGCGCAGGGATGTCAGCTTTGTTGATTTGTTCACCTTCATATTCTACATACTCAGGCTCGACTTTCTTTTCGATTACATCAGCTTTGATGACATAACCATTGTCGATAAGGGATTTACGAAGACGTTCGTTCTCTTCTTTCAGAGAAACTTCAACGGCTTTAAGGGTTTCGATCTCTAGCTCTTCAGCAGTTGCTTCATCAGCTTTCTTCATGTCCATGTTATACATCTTCATGGCCTCTTCCTCAGACATACCTTTATCCATGTATGGCTTCAGTTTGGCTTTCAAATCGTCAGACATTTTTTCTACTTCATGTTCCATAGGTTCTCCACTGGAATTATCACGCTTGTACAAGGAGACTGTTGCCTGTGCGTTTGCTGGACGATCCACCAAAGACAATTCCTCCAACTCAAGCTGTTTTAAAAGGTTAGGCACTATAGTCCTCCTTGATTGCACGACCCCCAATAGAGAAGGCCGCAAGTTCACCAGACTTGACCTTTGCCCAGACATTATCGTCATGGACTTTGAAAGCTACAATCCAGCCTTCACGGTCACTCTGTATGCCAAGGGAGTCACCAATCTCTTTAGTGATGGGCATAGAATGGATAACTGACCCAATCTGCTCCCCTGTATGCATCTGTTTACCGACACGAATATGTTCCATAAAGCTGTTGACAGCCTTAACAAGTGTCTCAGGTTCTATTACGTCACCTTGACGGTCAACCACTGGCTCACCCTTCTCAGTAACGACTGAGG